GTTTACTAAAAGATAAAACTGGTTATTCTCGTGATAGTATTGCAGATGCTTTTGAAGCATGGACTGTACACAGTTATGCTGGAGATTACAATCCATTACATGCACATGGTTGTCAAACACCATCAGGTCTATCTATGATAATGTATTTGAAAGTGCCAAAGTGTATTGAAGATAAACCATCATTTCCTAGTTTACATAATGCCTCTGGTGACATTGATGGTCACACAGGTTTAATCACATCAACGAATACTATTCATGATGTTTATAGATTAAAACTAGATGCACAAGAATATATAAAACCTAAAAAAGGATTTATGATGATATTTCCTAATTGGTTGCAACATTGTGTCATGCCATTTTTCGGAGAGGGTGAACGAAGAACAATGTCTGCTAACTTTAATATTAGAGATAGTAAAGAAACTATTCAAGAATTTAAATCACCAACATTAAATAAAGAACATTAAACAAACGGAGTATATTATGAAACTAAGTGAACACACAGTCGAAGTCTTAAAAAACTTTGCAACAATAAATCAAAACCTTGTAATTAAAGAAGGTAATGAATTAACAACAATGTCTGCAATGAAAAACATTGTCGCAAAAGCAAAAGTAGAAGAATCATTTGAAAAGGAAGTAGCAATCTATGACCTGAATGAATTTCTAGCTTCCATATCTTTATTTACAAGTCCTATCCTAGATTTTAATGAAGGGTTTGTAACTATTAAAGAAGAAAATAATCCAAAGAATTCTTTGAAGTATTTTTATTCAGACCCATCGGTTGTTACTTCACCAAATAAAACAATTACTATGCCCAGTAAAGAAGTATCATTTAAACTGAATGGTGAAAACTTAAATAAACTTAAAAGAGCTGCAGGTGTTATACAGGCACCAGATTTAGTATTAGAGAAAAAAAATACTGATGTATTCTTAACAGTCAAAGATAAAAAGAATGATACTGCAAATACATTCTCTATTGATGTTGATACTGTTGCAGATGGTAGTGATTTTAAATTCTATTTCAAAGTAGAAAACTTAAAACTTATGGATGGTGATTATGAAGTTGATATTTCATCAAAGAATATTAGTCACCTGGAATCTTCTAATAAAGATGTAGAGTATTGGGTAGCACTTGAGCCAGAGTCAGTTTATGAATAATAAAGAATTTTGGTTAATATTTTTTAGTGGATTGGTGACAGGATTATTTTTTCTTGCTTTAACACTAGTATACTTAATGACTACTTAATGAACAAATTGGATTATATATTATGGAAACTTTTTTATGGGTTGAGAAACATCGCCCAAGCACAATCAACGATTGTATTTTACCAGAGAACTTAAAGAAAACTTTTAAAGACTTTGTAAAAGACAAACATGTACCAAACTTAATTTTATCAGGTGGGCCTGGTGTCGGTAAGACTACTGTTGCCAAAGCAATGCTTGATGAAATTGGTGCAACATCACTACTTGTAAATGGTTCAGAAGAATCTGGTATTGATGTACTTAGAAATAAAATTAAAAACTTTGCCTCTACTGTATCACTTGAAGGTGGTCGTAAGTATGTGATACTTGATGAAGCAGACTATTTAAATCCACAATCAACACAACCTGCACTTCGTGGATTCATGGAAGAATTTCATAAAAATTGTGGATTCATTCTTACATGTAATTATAAGAACAGATTAATTGACCCTCTACATTCAAGATGTAGTGTAATTGATTTTATTATTCCAAAGGATGATAAACCAAAGCTTGCAAAAGAATTCTTTATTCGTGTTAAAAACATTCTTGAATCTGAGAATGTAAAATACGAACCAAGAGTTATAATGGAAGTCTTAACTAAATACTTCCCAGATTGGCGAAGAACAATAAACGAATTACAAAGATATTCTACATCAGGTCAAATAGATGCTGGTATTCTTGTCAACATATCAGAGGTAAATATAAATGAACTTATTACCGCACTCAAAGCTCAGGAATTCACTAGCGTTAGAAAGTGGATTGTTCACAATCTTGATAATGACCCTGTACGCATTTTTCGTAGGATTTATGATAATCTTTACAATCATGCTACTGCCGGCACTATACCTCATGCAGTTCTTATCTTATCTAAGTATCAGTATCAGTCAGCATTTGTGGCAGACCAAGAAATAAACTTACTGGCTTGTCTAACAGAAATTATGGTAGATGTGAAATGGAAATAGATAAAGTACAAGTATTGAAACCATTTGGGCCTTTAGTTATGATGGCACAATTACCAGAGGGATTTATTAAAAAACTTAATGGAATTGCTGATGAAGTTAAAGAAAAAGGTGACATGGGCCCAAGACTTGCTGGTGTCATAAAAAAAGAAAGTGAAATACCACATTCTATGTTAGAAGAAAAAAAATGTATGGATATCTTTCATGCACTATCTACAAGTTATATTGAACAAGCTTATATAAATGGTGGTCAAAAAAATTTATGGGATGCTATGGATGTTAAAACTCAAATGCAATCTATTTGGACTGTACATCAATATGAAAATGAATATAATCCACAACACAATCATTCACATTGTCAGATAAGTGCTGTGTTATATTTAAAAGTTCCTGCTATGAAACCTAGAAACATACCTGGCAAAAGAGATAAGGATGGTGAAATAGAATTTACATTTTGTCAAACTGATAGTATTTTTACAACAGGTTCTTTTGTAGTAAAACCAAAACCTGGCATGTGTTTACTATTTCCTAATAGTTTATTTCATCAAGTATATCCATTTCAAGGTTCTGGTGAAAGAAGAAGTATTGCATTTAATATGTCATACAAAGGATTTAAAAAAGATAGTGGTATACAAATTGCTGGAGATAGTGTAAACTTATATAATGAAACTAATCATGCAGACACTATACCATGGCGAGTAATAGAACAAGGATATCACAAATGAGTTATGAATTAAAAGAATATTTAAAAGCTATAAATTCTTCCAAAGAAAAACTTATGGACAGTGAAGATGAACAGTGGGAAAAGAAATATCCTGCTTATATTGTGAATAAATGTCTTGCTCCCTTTCAAGACACTATCTTCCTAGTAAATGAGATGAATATACATCATCAGACAGATAAGAAATTGCAGTTTGACTTTTTACTAAATACTCTTAGAACAAGACAAAGGTACACACCTTGGTTGAAGGCGAAGAAAGAAAAACATTTAGAATGTGTTAAAGAGTATTATGGATATGGTAATGAAAAAGCAAAATCAGCTCTCAATATACTAAATGATGAACAAATAAAAACTATTATAGATAGTTTAGATAAAGGCGGTAAACATGGAAAATAATATACAATGGACACAGGAGCAGATGTTTGAGGTTCTTCTGAAAGAACCAGATGACTTCCTAAAGATTAGAGAAACTTTATCTCGTATAGGAGTTGCCTCTAGAAAAGAAAGGAAACTATATCAGTCTTGTCATATACTTCATAAACAAGGTAAGTATTACATAGTACACTTTAAAGAATTATTTGCACTTGATGGTAAGGATACAAACTTATCAGAAAATGATATTGCTAGAAGAAATACAATAGTTAAACTTCTAAGTGATTGGGGATTGGTTACAATGAAAGGTACACCAGAACCGATTGCACCATTAAGTCAAATCAAAATTATTTCATTCAAAGAAAAAGATGAGTGGATGTTGGAAACTAAATATAACATAGGGAAAAAGAAAGAGGTAGTATAGTGGCATATTCAGATAAAGTTTTAGACCATTACGAGAATCCTAGAAATGTAGGAACACTCGATATAAAAGACTCATCAGTTGGTACTGGTATGGTCGGGGCACCTGCATGTGGCGATGTAATGAAACTTCAAATCAAAGTAGGTGATGATGGTATCATAACAGATGCTAAATTTAAAACCTATGGTTGTGGTTCTGCCATTGCATCATCAAGTTTATTAACCGAATGGGTTAAAGGACAAAGTGTAGATGAAGCTTTAAAAATTAAAAATAGTGACATTGCAGAAGAACTTGCACTACCACCTGTAAAAATTCATTGTTCAGTATTGGCAGAAGATGCTATCAAAGCTGCACTTGCAGACTATAAAGGAAAACAAGAATCAATAGGTAAATGGCAACCCAACTCAGAGTAAATATATTATGAAGAACTTTCAATCGTTCATCACAGAAGAAAATGTGAATGATGGTGATATCCAAATTGCTGTCTTAACTAAAACATCTTCATCAACAGAAGAAGTGGTTGCAAACCAACTTAAAGAATATTCAGATAAAAATAATATTCCATGTCATATTGTTAATACAAAAAAAGCATGGGTATCAGATAACGATTTAGACAAAGGCACTTTAACTATATCAAATGTAGAGGGAGAAAGACTAGACTTTGATATATCTAAAACAGTCGTGT